GGCTATGGCATGCAAGGCGACAAGGCCGGCCGCGCCAATGCCACGCGCGAGCGGATATGGTTTTCGCCGCATTGCCTGAGTGGGCGCAATCGGCAAATTGGCTTGGTACTGGAGGCCGCAGCATGAACGGCCTCACCCGCTGCGACGAGCCGACCGGCGTGCTCATCGGCCCCATCGCCCTCACCGGCCAGGTCTACTACCAAGGCCGCCCACAAGGCCCCGGCCTGATCGCCGCGGATGCCGATGAGCTGCTGGCCCAGGCCCGCGACCTGAAGCACGCCATGATCGCCGGCCATCCGCTGGGGATGGAAATCTGGCCAGACGATGGCGCTTGGGAACTGCGGTGGCGTGAGTAGCGAGGCATGGGACCGCGACAAGTGGACCGCTTCCAACTACTGCGCCTGGGTCGAGGCCGGGCAGAGCCGCGAGGAGCGGGCGTCCCGGCTGGCGGAGGTGCCGGCGGCATGGCGTGCGCAAGTCGAGGCGCATGTGCGCTGCTGCTTCCTGGTGAGGGGCGAGGCCAGGTATCGGCGGGAAGTGGCGGCGAAGCAGAAGGGATTTAATGCCTAAGCAGCCGCCCCGTCTCGTTTCTTGCTTGCCTGGGTCACAACCCAGGCGGATAATTGAAGAGCGCCCCCGCTTTGTGTTTGCACCACGCGGCGGGGACTTGACACCACCCAACCTGGACAAGAGGTTCGGCAATGACCGTGCGTGAGTTTAGCAGGCAGCCTTCGCCTGCGTCATCCCTTTCTGACCCTGCCTCCGGCTTCCACGCCGAGGTGGTCTGTCGCTTTGCCGGCGTGCCCGGCGAGTACCTCATCGCTTCCCGTGAGCATCTGGCGGAACTGGCCCGGGACCCGGTTGGCTTCGCGGCCGATCTGGCGGGTCTAACGCGCCAGCAATACCTGCGTCGCCTGCTGCCAGGAGGCGAATCATGAGCGCCTATCCCGCCAGGAACTTTACCGTCGTGGCCAACGAGCTTCCCGACCCGCCGTACCCTGCCGATCTCAAGGCCAACGGCTGGAGCCCGGCGCAGGACATTGACCGCATCGTCACCTCGGACACCTGGGTGCTTGCCGAAGAGGATGAGCGCCCGTGGCTGTTGCGCATCTGGCTTGAAGCCTGGCGGTCGGTGCCGGTCGGGTCCATGCCCGCTGACCGGCGCATGTTTGCCCGCCGCATCGGCTGCAAGGTGGCCTTTTTGGAGGCCCATGCCGAGATTCTGATGCGCGGCTGGGTGCTGCATACCGATGGCAACCTCTACCACACCTTCATCATCACCCAGGTGCAGGCCATGCTGGCCACCCGGTCAAAAAACCGGGAAAAGATCAAGGAGTGGCGCAAGGCCCAGGCGGAAAAGGCCAAATGTAACCAGTTACAAGGCGAATGTAACCAGTTACTAACCGGTAAGTTACCGGTAAGTAACCTCCATGGACAGGACAGGACAGGACAGGAATTAAAAGAGGAAGCTAAAGCTTCCTTGTCGCCCAAGCCTGACGGCTTGTCCGACGAGGCGGAATCCCCTGGACCGGAAAACGAAGAAGAGGCCCGGTCAGCCGACTATTGCCCCCATCAGGCCATCATCGACCTGTACCACGAAACCATCCCTGAACTGCCCCCGGTCATCCCCAGCCGCTGGCGGGGCTCAAGGAGCGAGACCTATCTGCGTGCCCGCTGGCGGGAGGATGAGCGGCATCGCTCGCTGGACTTCTGGCGCCGCCTTTTTGGCGCCGTGCGCGGCTGCCCGCAATGGATGGGCGAAAACGGCATTGACTGGAAGGCCGACCTGCACTGGATCATCAAGCGGGAAAACTTCGACAAGGTGCTCAAGCGCCTGGTCTGCGGAGGGTAAGCCATGACCGACATCCCCATTCCCCCGCACAGCAGCGCCTCAGAGCAGGCCTTGATCGGATCAGCCCTCACCGACCCGCAAGTCTACGAGCGGGTGGCCGACCTGGTCCGCGCCGAGGATTTCTACCAGGCAAACCATCGCGTCATCTGGGCCACCCTGGCCACCATGGCGGAAGGCAATCACCCCCTGGACATCTTCACCGTCGCCGAGCGCCTGGAGCGGGATGGCAACCTGGAAGAGGCCGGCGGCCTGGCCTATCTCGGCACCCTGGCCCGCGGCAGTGTCACCTCGGCCAACAGTCGCGCCTATGCCGGCCATGTCCGCGAGGCGGCCACCAAGCGCGCCCTGATCGCGGCCGGTAGTGAGCAAATCGACGCCGCCTATAACCCCGAGGGCCGGGAGGCGCGGGAATTGCTGTCGGAAGCCCAGGACCGCCTGGCGCAACTGGCGGAGCGCGGCGTCCTCGGCAATGGCTGGATCAGCAGCCAGGACGCCACCATCCGCGCCATTGAGCGCATCGAGCGCCTGTTTGCGGCTGGCGGCGGCATGGTGGGGGTCAGTACCGGCTGGGCCGATCTGGACGCCATGACGCGCGGCCTGGAGCCCGGGTCGCTGGTGATCATCGCCGCGCGCCCGAGCATGGGCAAAACGACGGCGGCGGTCCAGATCGCGCAACACATCGCCAGTAACCACGACAAGCCGGCGGCCCTGTTCAGCCTGGAGATGTCCGCTGAGGCCCTGGCCTTACGCATGCTCTCCGCCTCCGGGCGCATCGACCATGACCACTTACGCTCGGCGCAACTGGAGGAGGACGAGCTTCAACGATTGACGCCGGCCTCGACCAAGACCGGCAGCCTCAACCTGCACATCGACGACCAGTCGGGCCTGAGCGTGTCTGATCTCATCGTCCGCGCCAAGCGCCTGCATCGCCAGCATGGCGGCCTGTCGGTGATCGCCATTGACTACCTTGGCCTGCTGGCGGTGCCGTCCAAAGTGGAAACCCATGCACTGGCCATCGGGCGCATCACCGCTGCCCTCAAGGGCCTGGCCAAGTCACTGCATGTGCCGGTCATCCTTCTGAGCCAACTCAACCGCGATGTTGAGAAGCGCCCCAACAAGCGCCCGATCATGTCTGACCTGCGCGATTCAGGGTCGATTGAGCAGGACGCCGACCTGATCCTGTTCCTCTACCGTGACGAGGTGTATCACGAGGACAGTAAGGACAAGGGCGTCGCCGAGATCATCGTCGGCAAGCAACGCAATGGCCCCACGGGCACTGTGCGCCTGGCCTGGCAGGGCAAGTATTGCCGTTTCGACAACCTGGCCCCGGAGTGGGAGCGGGAAATGGCGCCACCTTCCAAGCCAGCCAGAAGCTACGAGTACTGAAGCCCATGACCCAACCCGCCACCCAACTCGACCTCCTCGACGGCCGCCGCAAGCGCCGCGCGCCCCGGGTCCGCACGCCCGAGCACCTGGAGCAGGTGGCTTTGATGCAGTGGGCCAGCCTGCCGACCAGTCTCAAGCGCTACCCTGAGCTTGAGCTGTTGCACGCCGTGCCCAATGGTGGCCATCGCTTCATCGGCGTCGCCAAGGCGATGAAGGCGGAAGGCGTGAAAGCCGGCGTGCCGGATCTGGACCTGCCTGTCCCGCGCGGCCCTTTCATCGGCCTGCGCATCGAGCTCAAGGCCAAGGGCGGCAAGGAGTCGCCACCCCAGCGCTGGTGGCGCGAGCGCCTCACCGCCCACGGCCACCGCGCCCTGGTGTGCGTCGGCTGGGAAGAGGCGCGGATGGCGATTGAAACCTACCTCGCCCTGCCGCGGATGCCGGCGGGGTGGATGACGGAGGAGACCTGAGCCATGAGCGACACCCGCCTGAAGTCCATCCTGGCCATTCAGCTTCATGCCCTCGGCTTGCCGGTCCCGGAGCGGGATTATTCCCCCGGCCGGCAATGGCGCGCCGATTTCGCCTGGCCGGATTACCACATTGCCCTGGTGGTGGTGAGCGACCGGCGGCGTTATGGCCGTCAGCAGGAAGTTGACTGTGAACGGCACAACGCCGCCGCCCTGGCCGGGTGGACGCTGCTGCTCGTCACCCCGGCCATGATCCGCGATGGCCGCGCGCATCAGTGGGTCGAGGCGATCTTTCACCGGCGATGGGAGGACCAACTATGACCGCTCCCATCCCGCCCTTGCCCGACGACGAGATCCTGCTTCGCCCCTGGCCCTTGAGCGAGCACGGCATCCTGGCCAAACACCTGCCGACCGGCCTGGTGACCATTCGCGCCGAGCGCACGCCGGCCAAAAGCCGCGAGGTGGCCTTGCGCGACCTGGCCCTGCTCGTGGCCCATCGGCGGCAGATTGAGACACGGCCATGACCGATGAAACCCATGCCCGCCAGGTTGGCGGCGACCACTATGCCAAGCACCGTATCCAGCCATGGGACGTGATCGAGTGTTACGGCCTGGACTTCTGGGAAGGCAATGCCCTTAAGTACCTGATGCGGCGCAAGACCGGCGTGCCGCGGCTTGAAGACTTGCAGAAGCTCCAGCATTACGTGGAAAAGCTGATCGACCGCGAGCTGCGGCGTCTGGAGACCCAGCCATGACGACCGCCTTCAACCAGGCCAAGTGGGACCGGCGCTTCCTCAAAATCGCCCGCGAAGTCGCCACCTGGAGCAAGGACCCCAGCACCCAGGTTGGGGCGGTGATCGTCGACCAGGCCAACCGCGTAGTGTCGCTGGGCTACAACGGCCTGCCCCGCGGCGTGAGCGACAGCCGGGATCTGCTGGATGATCGGGCCGCCAAATACGCCACCGTCATCCACGCCGAGCAGAACGCCCTGCTCTTCGCCGCCCGTCCGGTGGCGGGCTGCACCTGCTACACCTGGCCGTTGCCACCCTGTAGCCACTGCGCCGCCTTGTTGATTCAAGTGGGCATAGCGCGCGTGGTCTTCCCCCTGGACGTTGACCCGGCCCTGAGCGCGCGCTGGCAAGACTCGCTGGCCTTGGCACGGCAACTCTTCGCCGATCCCAGCCCGCCCATCAGCCTGGTGGGCATCCCCAATGTCTGAGCCTGCCGCCCCCTACGCCGCCAGTCCCGGCAACCCCGCGCCGACCTGTGCCCAGGCGGATAGGCCCCAGACCCGCCAGGCGGGCCGCCGTTGCTTTGACCATGCCTTCCCGGTAGCGGAAGGTTGCCCGCTCTACCAACGCCGTCACGGGCCGTTCTACGGCCCCGTGGCGTGTAGCTGGCGCTATGGCTGGGAATACCGTGACGGGCTATGTGCCGTGGCGCGGGGGGAAGCAGGCGACAATCCGATAACCGAACCACCCAGCGAGGTAGCGCCATGCTGACGGTACAAGTGCAGGGCCTGGACGACATGATCCGCGGCTTTGAAAGCCTGGGCCGCGAACTGCCCAAGGCCATTGCCCGCGGCCTGAACAAGGGCGGCGAGAGCCTGATCGAGCGCGAGCGCCTGGAGATGCAGGGCAGCATTAAGGGCGGCCCGGTGCC